TACAACATCTGTCTGTACCGTTGTTTGTTCAACAACATTGGCTTTTTCAGTTTCTACTGCCTGAGTTTCTTCAGCAACAGGAGCGATCTCTTCTGCCTTAGTAACTTCTACTGTTTCTTCAACAGTTTTTGTTTTCTTTGACATAGGATTTACCTCCTCCGTTATCTTAGAAGTATTCATGCCTTTAGCACTATCTACTAAGAATTTTACTATATCCATTTTTTCGTTGTCTTGTTTTTCAACGAAACCTATATTTTTCATCTGCTCACCATTAATTGGACTTACAGCAGATTCTTGATCTGAAACCATGACAATTCCAGACTGCTCATCATAAAAAACATTTTCTAATTCAACATCTTGACCCTTAACAACAGCAACACCATCAACTTTTTCAACATGCATAATGTTTGCAAATTGATTTGCTGGAGAGTCAACAAGTGACAACTCTACAAGATCATAATCCTTAATAATTCTAATTGTGGAATCTGACTTCTCGTCATAACCGTCATCCCACTTGTTCATTTTGCCACCAATAGAAAATCCAGTTAGTGTACCGTCCAAAACCTTTTCCCATGTATCTTGTGCACCTTTTGAAACATATGCAGATACAAAAACTCCGTTATAAAATTTTTTAGAGTCTGCATCAAAATAACGATCTTCTTTAAAATTTACCATCTTGCCTACTGCAAGTGGTTGATGCATCTCACGAATGTTGCCACGAAAACCTGCAAATGCTTTCATTGATGCTTCTGATGTTACAATATCGCCTTGCTTATCTAAATTGTCAAGGGATGCAAAACCTGAGACGATACGTCTCTCTTTATCAACCTTCGCAAATGGAAGGGAAAGTCTTACTGAGTCGCCCTTGGTGTCCCAATGGGCTTTGGATATAGTCATACTAGAATATATTATATGGCCTTTTTTACACAAGTGTTAACAAACTGTGAATAAACCTGTGGATAACTTATTTAGTTGTCCTGCCCTCACCCTTTGGATTTCTGCCAGCAACTGTTGCGGTTCCGTCAGATTGATTATTTAATCGTTCTGCGTCACGTGCCCTTGTTGCTGTATCTTGTGGTTTTGGCTGAAAAGGCTCATCTCCTCCTTCCCGTTGTGGAAGTCCAAGAATATTCCTTGCCTCATTAGGCATCATAACCTGATTTTTTACATATCTTTCAAGTATTTGAGACTGTACATTTTCATCAGTTAATGTTAACTCATTAAATTTAAGAACTAAAACATCGGTCTTTTCTCTAATAATCCTATTTAATGTTTTTTCAAGTTCTCTTTGTGCGGGCCTTGCCACCTGTTCTTTAAAGGTTCGATCCTGTGCAAGTGCTGCAGCAATTCCACTAGAATCGCCACCACCAATCTTTGACAAAGGAACTTGATGAGCAATTAAAATATCATCACGATTTTGCTTACGATATTTTTCAAAAGAGCCTTCTTGAACGCCATTCTCGATTGGCTGCATGCTAAACTCAACCTTGTTCGTATCCGTGTCTCCAGGAAGTGGAATATATAGAGTTCTGTGCGACTGCCCCTTTAGATTAGTTTGAAGAAATCTAAACATTTTGTCTTCTGCATCAGCAGAAAGTCTTGCACCTTTAAGGGTGACAACATAACGTGGAACTGCCTTATTGCTAAAATAATCAATATTATATTGTGATGCTAACTGATCTCCGTGAAGTGAATTTATTGCAGACAAAACATCTGGAACACCATAAAATGTGTTTAATGGCGAATATTGTTTAAAGTGAATAATTTCATTTGGTCTTGAATCAGTAGTAATAGGGTTTGGATTCTTTGCTGCAAAGTTACGGAAGTAAACAACCTTTTGACCTATAATCTGAACATACCCGTCACGTAAACGACGAGTACGCATTGTGGTTGCTGGAATATGCCCTACATATCCAATTTCTCCACGAATAGTTCTTCCAATTTCAAGATATCCATTTCCTGTTGACTGCATATCTGTATAAACCTTAACCATAGTTGTAGTAAATGAATCATTGTCGTTTAATGATTCAAGCCAATTATGCAGTTCAATTTTTGCTCTTTCAATTCTGTTTCTTGCTCTTCCCACTTGTTCTTTATCTTGATTGGATTCAAGACGAAGCATTGTAGAAGATGAAATCTCAAAGTCATAGCCGAGTCCAACAGTGTTTTCTACTTTCGCATCAATTGCAGCATGGTTTGCAAAAGAAGTATCGTAATAATTTGCTAACTCATAAAGATTCCAGGGTGGCGTAATTACATCAAACAAACCATAAGCATTTCTATATACAGAACCAGGATTAATTTCTTTTGATTGTGCTCCGTCTATACCCGTTGGTTGTGCTTTGGCATTGTTCAAGTACCCCGTCATATTTTCTGGAGCAACTGCTTTTTCTGCAAGTCTTCCTGCTCTGCGTCTAAAGTTATTGTCTAATCCAACTAGATTTTTTAATTCGTTCCACGATTTGTTAAATGGATCCTCTTCTTTAAATTGCTGAAGTATATCTGTTGGGTTATCAATTCTTGCATTAATAAAAAATTCTTGATCGCTCATTAGTCTTGTGCTCCATATTTCTTAATAGTTTGTTTAGCATCATAGACAGACCCCATGTCATTAAGATTGGGGATTAGTCCTTCACGCATTCTTTGCCTCTGTTCTTCATACTCTGCGTCAGTAACACGGTTTAGTCCTGGGAAAAATATGGCCTCACCGTCTGGTTCTCCGTAGTAGGCTGCAGCCTGTTTTAGTTCTGCTATCTTAGAAATATCGCCTTTCATAGAAGGTATATTTAAAATATTACCTTGTCCATCAGTAAACCATTTTCCATTTTGTCTTTTCCATACGTAAATTCCCCAATCGTACATTTTGTCGATTGCCTTAATTTTTGTTTTACCAATTTGGTTAGGAATTTTTCTTTTCATTACCACCAGTATACCACATTATACTGCGTCGATTACCTGAGACTCCCACTGTACGTCCTTAAATATGGAATATTCGTAGTTTTTAAAACTAAGAGGCCTTGTGTCATCAAAAACTATTTTATTGGTTCCCGTGTACGCCTTGTATAAATCTGATGGGTTAACCCCATAGTAACTAATAGAGGACTGAACCAATACCCCTTGCCATAAATAATAGTCGTTCCAGTATTCCCAATCAAAAAGCCCATTTACAGAAAACTTAACCCTACCCCAAGGTCTTTTAACAACATTTTGTATTTCTTGTAAACTTGTTGTTTGATAATAAGAAAGCCCATCAAAAATAATAGGCCCATTAACCATTATTGACCCTGCGTATGAATTAAAGTTTAATATGCTTGGAAATCCTATGCCTAACATAGCCCATTCGCCGACATTAATTACGGGCTCTTTTACAACATTTCCGTTTATGTAAAAAGAAATTCCATCATACAAAGATCCAGTATTGCCATCAATTGCATAAATTTTTGCTCTTTTGCCCGTTGGATGATTTGCAATCATGTAAAACTTTATTATTTTGCCCTTTGAATTAATCTGCATTATTTGTGTCGGTGCATATGGGAAAAAATCTGAATTAAATCTAATTAAGGATTGCATAGCCATAACCTCATAATCTGCAGACTTGTTAGAGTTAATTGGAATTGCTACTCCACGATTAATTAATGAATCGTAATCTCCACGAATTTCTAATCCAGAATATCTTGTAAGGTACAAATATGGAGAAGATCCTTTGTAAATTGTCATTGGATTCTTTGCTCTATAATTATAATAATATCCAGAATTGACATATGGATAAACGCTAGTTCCGAACCTTGTTCCAATATTATTTGCACTATTATAATTAAATGCCTGTGATGCTAACTGTAAACTTTTAACTTTAATTGGTTTATGTTTAACTCCATCTACGTCAAACTCAAGATGTAATACTATAGACAAATCATTAAAGTCTGCACCCTTTGGCGGATATACAATAATATTATCAACAATTTCATACTTTGTATTTACCCAATCATTGCCTGGAGATATAACTCCGTTTTTTGGAACATCTTCTGTTTTAACAAAAAACCCATCAGATGCATTTGATCCCGTTTCAAGATATTCAAATGTTATATATGTTTTTAATATTGACTCACTTGTGTCATATGAGTATGTCTTTAAAGACTTTTCTGCTAAATCTTGATAATTTACATAACCAGTATACAAATAATTATCAAGAGACTCATATGTTCTTTGTTGAGGGTATGAATATTGATTACTAAGTTCTGAGTAAGGCCAGCCGTCTGCGTCAATGACCTCTGACTCTTTAAACTTTACGGGTGCTGGATAGTTAATATTAAACTGAATAAAATCTAAGGCAAACTTGGAATCTCCATATTCGTCAGTTACATATTGCCCAAAATATGAAAGTGGAACGTAGTCCTTCCAAGAACCTTTAACGTCTAAATCTATGTAAAAACTATCAAAATTATTTTTTGGAAGTATACCTAAACTGGGTTTATGATCTGACAACATTATATTTAAAAATTCTTCAGCATTAAAATTAAATTGATTTTGATTATTTATGTAATAATTCCAAAAGTCTTGATCTGCATCCCCGCCGTCATACTCCACTCCTGAACCATATAAGTTAAAAATATTTTCATAATCTTTTGGAACACCTATTTGATTAAATAAGTTTGCAATGTCTTTTATATTTTTTTCTGAACAAAGCGCCACTTTGTATATGTTTCCAGTAAAAGTTTTTGTAAATTCCTTTGTACCGCCTACATATACCTTTAAAGACGATTGATTGTTAAAAAATGATAAAATATTATTTCCAAAATAATCTCTAAAAACATCTATCTCTATGCCTACAGCAAAAACTGTATTGGTTGAAACAGATAGCGATTCGTATAAAATTTGTTCTGGACTAGATTGATATTTAAATATATATCTAACATCATTTCCTACACACTCTATAGAAAAATAATTAGAATTTTGATCTTCTAATCTTATTAAAACTTCTGGACCAGAGTATACTAATGGCTTTTTAAATAGTCCGTAAAAGGCATGAACTCTTTCTCCAGATATAGAAAAATTATCAAAACACAAGTAAGAATTTACAGAGTTCCATGTTGTGTTTGGTCTTAATTTAATAAATAATTTTTGTTCATTTTGAATTGTGCTGCAATCTAACAACATGTCTTTTTCTTTTTTAGTTGAACTATTAGTTATTATTTGTGGTGTAGAAAAGTTTGGAGTTGTTAAATAATTGTTTTCAACAATGACATTGTCTAACGAAGCCTGGGACCAAGATCCTAGATCTGGATAGTTATAATTTTTTGTATAGTCTGCAAATGAGTAATCAAACACAACAGAATTTCCACCGTATGCAGCATTCAAGTTTTCTGGATATTGAACTCCTTGGCCATAAACAAATCTTCTTTTGGCAACAAGTAATGGTACTAAATAGGTATACACAGCAACGCAGTCTATTTCTATTGGCTGTATGTCCTCATATGCATAAAAACCTATCCAGTCCTGAGTTTTACCTAAATTGTTGACTGAACTTGGCAAAACAATTGAGTTTGCGTCAATTGATATCGACATAATTTCTTCTCCATTTAACAAAACTGTTGATATGTTTGAAGAATATTTCCAATCAATTAGCATTGGTCGTTCCCAATGTCCTACATAATACGATGCATAATTAT